GGGATTTATCCCTATTGGTTGTTCTCTCAAACTGGATTATTCCGGTGGCTTCCGGAGTATTCAGGAGTTCAATTAGAACTAAACAACATTGCAATTTTGTGTTGGAGTACTTTGCAAACATAGTAGATACTTTGCGTGGATTGTCACCAATCCCGTTATCGTGTCTGCTAATTTGTATTCGTATTCCGCACTTGTTGTGGATTTTGTTGAATTCAAGTTATTTCTTCAAGCTGCCCGAACAGCAGCTTGTAAAACAAAATATCGTTCACCAAAATAGTTATGAGTATATTATACTTGTAATTGCCTGATTCGTCAGGCCCGTACTACACCGGTTGTGTTTTACCAGGTAGAAATATCTGTTTTACCCTTAATTGGGTACTTACCATTTTATGGCAAACCAATTGTACACTTTTGGACTGATAAGTGTACTGAGCATCGGATATATGCTCGCCGACTTAATTGTCGGGAAAAATTTATCTACATAGGATGTGATCTTATTACTCTTTGGTACAGAGGAAATACGCTATTCTATGCATTCTTTGAAGGCTTTTTGTGTCCTTCTAGTTCCTTTTTAGGAATTGTGTTCTGAGCACATTACCAGTGGCGACTTACGTATCCATGCCCTATGGGTATAAGACATGGATTACACTTATCCGCGAATCAAATTCAATCAGCACAACAGACCGTGCAAACTGCGCCCCGAGTTAGCGGGGACTACAGTGTGGAAGTTCAGTCCGCTTCCCATTGTTCGCTTAATGGACAAAGTTCGATGAAGGGTTGCATCCGTCTCTATTCTCATGTGTTACAATGTGAGAATGAGGTGATGGAGTTGCAACCAACATTACAATCTATTGACGATGAAATAAGCGTTATGGATTTTTGCTCCACTTTTAGTGGTAGTGAAGTTGATTCACAAGGTGCTTTTGCACCACATGTTCATACATCTCAAGGTTGGAAAATTACCTTGGATGATCCCACTGCATGTAGATGTGGAGGGAGAAATTTTGAACGATACATTCACCTTATTAATGGGCGTCCTACTCAGGAGGCCGAATTTGTGGATGTTTCGCTTGATCTTTTTGAAGATCAAGCAAACACCGTTCAAGGCGGTGTTCAAGATATCTTGAAACATGTAGGTTATTACCTCTCTCAACGAGGGGTTACTGCACAAGATATTCACATGAAAACTGAAGAAGTTATGCGTGATATTATTCATGCGCTTGAAACATTCTTTATTTCGTGGCGTTTTTTACAGCGCTCGCGAGATTGGAGTGACTATTGGACAGTGTTTCTCAACGCTTTCAAACTTATTACAGGCAAGCTTGCAATAGAGCTTGTTGATCAGTTAGTTGTTGCCAAAGATTGGGTCATGGAAATGGCTCGTGAGATGGATTTGATTCCTGATGACAATGAAGTACAAGGTTACATGGAAGATATTGCATCTTTACGTGAAGGTTTTGATACATACAAGAAGATCAAGCACAATTTGGTCTTGAAAAATTCATGCAAGTTGATGAAATATTGTTTAGCTTTTGGTCTTTTTTCAAAGGCTGGCTTGACATTTGAAAACTTGCGTTATTCTGAAGTTGAAGCTGCGTATATTAAGGAAAAGTTTTCCAAACCCACTACGTTTATTGAGGAAGTTATTGAGGGCACTGTCTTCTTTTTGGAACGAGCTGCACAAGCTTATTCTATCAAGAGTTGGTCGCCTTTCTTGTATAACAGTACCTCTTTTGCAAAGTGGTCTGAAAAGGCTTTTGAAGCCAAAAATCATTACAAAATGTTTGAAGCAAACAACAATGATGAAGTCACTTATTCAAGTGTTCTCAATGAGTTGAGTGAAGTTATTCAAACAGGAGATATGATTTCCAAGTTTCCGGCCCTAGATTTGGCTTCCAAAACGCTTGCAAAGCGAGTGTTATTGGATTTGAAGTTCCTTTATTGTGAACTAACGTCTACCAACAAAAATCAGAAGACACGCATTCCTCCGTTTGCGGAACTGGTTGTTGGTAATTCAAGTGTAGGAAAATCGCTCTTTACTGAGCTTTTGAGCGTGCATTACGCTCGTGTGAACAAGTTACCTGAGGGTGAAGAGTTTACATATCATCGTAATCCTGGAGAGGATCATTGGAATGGCTATAAGCCGTTCATGCATACTCTCATTTATGATGATGTGGGAGCTAGTAACCCTAAGAAAGTGATGGGACTTGATGCAGGAATTAGTGAATTGTTGCCCGTGATTAATCCCAATGCAATGGGAGCAAACATGGCTGATCTAGATTCAAAAGGACATAGTCCTGTGAAACCTGCTCATGTTATTGTCAATGCAAATATTGAAGATATGCACGCCCAAGTGTATTATTCTTTTCCTCTAGCGTTGCGTCGCCGTATGCCTTACATCATTACAGTGTCACCTCGCGTGGATGAGGATCTTGATATTGATTATCGAAGTGATGAGAGTCCCTCGATGCTCGATCCCGCAAAGTTACCACCTCTTATGCCCGGTGAATATCCCAATCAGTGGAATATTGAGGTGAAGCATGTTATTGCAGTCGAGGGAATGGGAGATCAACCTCCACAAGTCGGCTTTAATGACAAACAAGAATTTCGTGATATTTACACGTTTCTTGCATGGTACAATCAGATTATTGCTGAACACAAGAAAATGGGTGCTAAGATGATGTCTAGTTTGCACGTTATGCGTGGTGATGAATGGAAGAAATTGTGGTGTTTCCACAACTTACCGAAAGATCATTGCGAAATTTGCAAAACTTGGAATATTATTCAAGGACCTGTTGAAATTGATGAGAATGGAGCTATTGGAGATCTCCCGTTGGAGACTCTTGCATCGCAACTCAATCAAGATATTGATGTTCTTTTTACTGATGAAGATTTGGGATTTTATTCACTTTTCCGTGATGCGACCTATACGGTTGTATTCATTGTTGATGAATGGATTCAGAAAATTCGTCGTGGAATCGCAAAGATTTCTGATATTGTATCAGAGAAGATTCGTTTGATTGTGATCTCACAAATCAAAGCTGAATCAACCCGCTTTCTCAAGCAGGCTGGTCAGAATGTGTGGAATTCGATCTTGGCTACATCTCCACTAAGGTGGGCATTGTATGCGTTACCAATTCTTGCCACGATTGCTTTTGTGGCAGATTGGTTTCATGTCAAGGAGCAGGAACCAGTTCAAGGACCCGTTTCTTCAAAGTATGGAAAATCGATGAAAGTTGATTGTCCTGATGCAGACCAGAATCCCTGGTATAACAAAGATATGAAAGTGACTTCGTTTGATGTCCCTACCCTTACATCCTCATGGAAGGGCAAAGATGAAGATGAGCTTCGAAAACTCATTGGACCAAATATTGTTTCTTTTTCATTGGAATTGTTCTCTCAAAAAGAATCATTTCAAAAGTTTGAGCAATTGCATGCAGTTTGTCTGGGAGGACATTTGTATGTGACGAACAATCATTTGATTCCAGATGCTGAAGAATATGCTTTCCATATTGTTCACGGAACTGATGAACAAGGAATCAACATCAATAAGGATGAAACTCTTGGCCGTAGTAGCTTTAAGAGATATCCTGATCGTGATTTGGTTTTCTTTGAACTTCATGTTCCTCCACGCCAAGACATTCGAGGTCTTTTACCTCGTCCAAATTTGCCAATTCAGTGTGAAGCTGTATATGTGCAACGTGATATTAATGGGTTCGTTTCCACGAACCATGTGAGTGCTTTGTACTCAAGCCCACGCGTGCATCTAAAGCTTTCTTCACTTCCTTTGCAAATGTGGATTGGACATGCGTCCGAGAAGACGCAGAATGGTGATTGTGGTTCTCTGATGATTGGCCTGAGTAGTGTCGGACCTCTTTTGTTGGGTTTACATGTTGCTGGAGGAGTTACACAAGAAGTTGAAGCAGTCCCGTTGGACACAGCTATTGTGGAACAAGCTTTCGCACATTTTGGAACCCCAGTTATTTCGTCCAATACAATCAATTTGCAGGTTAAAGATGTTTTAGGCCCTCTTCATCCCAAGTCTATTTTCCGCTTTATGCCAGAAGGACATGCACGTGTCTTTGGCTCACTTCCTACTCGATCAACTATGCGTAGTAAGGTTGAACCTTCAATCTTAGCGCCGGCGTTGGAGCGTCGCGGTTGGGTACCGAAGCATGGAGCCCCCGTTATGAAGGGGTGGAAACCTTGGCAACATGCTATTGGACCTGTTGTTGGTCATACGGGTAAAATCCGAAATGACATTCTTCGTCAAGCAGGTGATGCTTATCTTCAAGACATTTTTACCAAGATTCCAAAAGAAGAAATTGAAGCATTGCAAGTTTTGGATGATCTTGAGGCTTTGAACGGTGTCCCCGGAGTGAAATATCTCGAGGGGATTAACCGGAATTCAAGTCTTGGTTATCCATGGCAAAAGAGCAAGAAGTTTATGCTCGTTGAGCTTGATGATGATCGTTGGCAAGATGGTGTTACCTTTAAGGAAGAAGTTTGGGCTGAAATTGATGGGATGGTTCATGATTACGAAAGTGGTCGTGTGACTAATCCTATTTTTGTAGGCCAGTTGAAAGATGAAGCAATTGAACATCGCAAGATCGTTATTGGGAAGACTCGTGTCTTTTTGATTTCGTCAGCTGCGTGGACGCTAATTATGCGTAAGTGGTATCTTGCTTTTGTCCGATTGTTTCAACGTTATCGTCATGTATTTGAAGGCATGCCAGGACTTCGAACTCAAAGTTCAGCTTGGGGAAAGCTGTTCAAACATTTGACCAAATTTGGTCCAGATCGCCTATTTGCAGGCGATTTTGAGAAGTACGATAAGATGATGGAATCAACCACATCTTTGGAAGCGTTTCGTGTGATTTACAAAACATGTGAAAGAGCGGGCTGGGATCAGTTATCGCTCATCATATTGTGGGGAATTGCAGAAGATGCTTCATATCCAACCGTTATTGTGAATGGCGATTTGGTTGAATTGGAAGGTTCGAATCCTTCTGGACAAGCACTTACAGTAGTGATCAATTGTATCGTGAACAGTTTGTACATGCGCTATGTTTACATTTTGCGCAATCCAGAACATGAGGCATTATCTTTCCAGTTGTTCGTAATATTGATCACGTATGGTGATGATAATGCGGGCGCTGTTAGTTTGTTGATCACTTGGTTTCATCATACGGCAATACAAGAAGAACTTGCGCTGATTGGAATCAATTATACAATGGCAGACAAGAAATCAGAGTCGAGACCTTTCATCCACATTAGTGAGATTGAATTTTTGAAGCGAAAGTGGCGCTATGAATTGGAAGTTGATGATTACTTCGCTCCTTTGAACGAAGACAGTATCCAAAAGCGCCTTATGATTGGGGTCCGGAGCTCTGAACTTACTCCGGAATGGCAAGCAGTCGAGAATATGTCGACATCAATGGAAGACTACTTTTTCTATGGAAGAGAGATTTTCGAAGAAAAGAAGAAGTTTTTGTTGGAAGTTGGTATCGAATCTGGATTGCAATACCATATGGCCACTCAAAAGTGGCCTCAGTTTGATGACCTGTTGGAGCGTTGGAAGAACGCTCCAGGTGACATCTCACTAGAAGAAGACTCCCCGAGTCTATAAAGCGGGGTCGTGGGCAGCTTACATATCTGCCCTCCGCAAGGAAAAACAATATGTACGAGGAAGTGTGATCTTGTTGCAATCATTGGTCATGATTGAACACGCTGCTTCCCGTAACTTACCAGAGCGTTCCTCGAAATCTCTGTTTAGAGATGAATTCGGTTAGTATTCGAGACCCGTGGCATGTTGCCACTTGTATGAGTCTAGGTAGACCATGCATTTTATTATTACCTGCGAACACAAATTCGGAAACACCAAACTTGAGTGGAGAGGCGCTCCCTACCTCCCACCCCGTATTGAAGAGGGAAAATGCAACAATTGGACATGATCAACAGGATCATGGTGCTGGACCCGATAATGTCGTAGAAGAACAACAAGAAAACATTACATTCGGCGACACGAATCCAGCTCCACCTTTGGAGACAAAAACGATTGTTGATCAAACACGTTTTGTACGTGATGATACCATTGCACATCTTGGAAATTATCTGTCACGCCCCGTTTTGATTAACACATTCACATGGACACAATCTACGACAGGTTTGGAACTGAATCCTTTTCTGCCATGGGCATTGTTTTTTAATGATACGCACATCAAGTCCAAATTGAACAATTTTGCTCGTTTACAATGTGAATTGCGCTTGAAGTTTGTTTTGAATGCCTCACCATTTTATTATGGTTTGCTTAAGGTGAACTATGATCCAATGTATCAAGGACGACAACTTTATGGTAATCAGGTGATACAATCACAGATGCCAGGACCATATATTGCACCTGCAGAGATGAGTTCAATTGAGATGAAATTGCCTTTCTTTTGGCCACGTGATTACTTGGACATATGTAGCGTGGAAGATTTTTCAGCAATCGGAATGATCAATTATTCGGTCTTTGAACAACTGCAGAGTGCAAATGCAGTAACAGCAGGACAGATCACGATTTCTTGTTATGCATGGGCTGAAAATGTCCATCTTGCTGCTCCTACATCAGTGAATGCACTTCAGGGTCCAACTCCAGTTGCTATGATCACACGAGGGATCTCAAAAGCTGCAGGCGCTTTGGCTTCCATTCCACCATTGGCTGGAATTGGAATGGCTGTAAGCGCTGGTGCAGGTATGGTCTCTGATCTAGCTACAGCACTTGGTTTTTCAAATCGACCGAATATGGAAGATGTACGACCAGTGCAAGTGAAAGTTTTTCATGCCTTTGCAAATACAGAACAGAAGTTGCCACTGGATAAACTTTCTTTGGATCCAGATAACGAAGTCGGATTGAGTCCTGAAACTACAGGACTTGCAGATGTCGACGAGTTAGCTATTTCTGAATTTGTAGCACATGAAGCATGGATAGGACGATCTAATTGGGCTTCTTCAGCCACTTCAGGCACACATTTGATGTCATGGTTTGTTACACCACATATGCAAACATTTGAGAATTTTACGTCTCCAGATCGACAGAAGTATAGCATGACTCCTACTCGTTATCTTTCGCGCTTTTACCGTTATTGGCGTGGTTCAATGATTTATCGAGTGAAGATTGTTAGTACCCAATATCATAAGGGACGTTTACAAATTTCGTGGGATCCAGAGGATGATTGTTCAGGCTCTGTTGATACTGAAACAACAACTATTACGAAGATTGTGGACTTGGATTCAGAGTGCGAGGTTGAATTTATTGTACCTTTCAAAGCAGTGCGTTGTTGGAATGAAACCAATTTTTCAGGAGCTGGAGATATGCCAGTCAAGTATGGTTCAGCCGCGTGGGGACGTGTTCCCGCGCGTGTTGAGCACAATGGCTGCATTTCTATTTTTGTTCAAAATCAATTGAGTGCACCAGTGGATCCATCAGCTGTGCAAGTGGTGGTTTTTGCTCGTGCCGGTCCAGATTTTGAAGTTGCAGGACCTGTTGAAGAGATTCGACGGTATACTGTTAATGGATTGCAAGGACCCTTGACACTGGATGGAGGAGACCTTGAAGATGAAAAGGAAGTTACCGCATATACAGTGGGTGAACGGACGTCGAGTTTACGTCAATTGTTACACCGCACAGCATGTTACGGTATATATCCTCGTTTGGTTACGTATAGTCAAACAACTCCATCAACAATTGCATTGTGGACAACAAGTGCTCATTTTCCAAAAATGCCACAGAGTTATGGCTTTGATCCAAAAGGGATCTTTTGGGAACCTGGACTAGTTGCAACTGGAGTTTACTTCAAGTCAAATATTGTGAATGAAACACCAATTGATACTTTTGCGAATTGTTTTGCTGGATATAGAGGAAGCTTGAATTGGCATGTTGCACCATTGATTGAGAGTGCTGCAGACAAGCCGTTGATGGCAATTACAAAATATCCAGGGGTTGGTATGTACAACACGACTGATGCATCGCCTGCGCAGACAGCGCTTCCGGTCAATATGTTACAGATTGTTTCAACCAAATCTTATCCGCAAGATATCGCTACAGTTTATACGAATTCAACAGTTACGACTACTGGAGGTCGTGTGCGAAATGTGGACCAAGGTTTGGGTGGGACTTCAATTGCAAATACCATTATTCAACCTTTTGTGAGTGTGAATCTTCCGCAGTATTCGAATATTCGCTTTCAAACAGCGTATTCTCGTACTCGCGATTATGTCACAGCCACGGACCAATTTTACGATGGTTTTCGCGTTACCGCAACGCAATTTGCACAGCCTACGGTAAATCGTTACAACACGATGTATGTTTCAGCTGGAGTGGACTTTAATTTGTTCTACTTCGTATGCTGTCCAGCACTCTGGAATTACGAGATACCCTATATGCCAACATAGCGGAGTTTTGACAGGATTTGGTAAATCCTGTGGTGTACTGAACACCCATGGACCTTTTTATATTGTTTATATTTACCTACAGACGGATCTGAGAGATACCGTTTACTCAACTAGGGTAGTTAGTTGAGGCCTCTTAATTGAGGTTTACCCTGAAGGAAGACATCTTTGTTGTCACGAGCTTTTTCAAGCCCCTTCGGGGGCCGAATTTTTGGCTTGTGCTACCAACTTTTATGAAATCCTTCAGCGGAAGCTGCTAG